CCTGGAAGGACGTATTGACGGCTTCCCTCCATAGCTCTTGTTGCAGTTCCAGGAGCTTTTCGTCTGAAAATTCGCTTGCCGGTACTAAAACGTCGCCTGACGTTGGCCCAGGTTCAACTTTCGGAGTGCCCGGCAAGTGAGCCTCCGCGGGTTTTAGCCCCTCTTTCTTCGCAGCGGCTTCCTCATGCGCTTTGATTGTTTCTGCCTGTTTTTTCAAGGCCTCGTCAGCTTTCTTCTTCGCTGTCTCTGCATCGGCCTTTGCCTTCTCTTCTGCTTTCGCTTTTGCCTCTGCGGCAGATTGCTCCGCTGTGGCCGCAGTCAACTTCTCTTGTGCGAGTTCCAGTTGTGCTTCTGCCCTCATGATCTCGCCGGTTATCTCTGCCAGCGTTCCGGGCGGGAGATTAAGCGCGGCCTTCGATGCTATGAGCTCCGCTGTGGCATCCTCTTTCGCCCTGGCCCTTTGCTCGAAGTCAAGTATCTTCACCTTTCCCTTGTCTGCAGCATCGATGATGCCTTTGAGATCTTCCTTCGGCGGATACAGGTCAAGGATAAGATCAATCTTCTTTTGATCGCTCAAATCCATGAAAGCGCCGACGTCAACGGCCTTGATGCCTCCGGACTTGCCGAGGGTTTCATAGTAAAACTCTTTCGCGGAGCGGGCCCCATTGACCTGATGGGCCTGGGTGATGCTGTTAGCCTTTTTGAAGAATCCGCGATCAAATTTGAAGTTGTTGTCGAGAGTGAAGCCAACAACCATCTTTTCCGGAGAGGATGAATAGGCCGCGAAGATTTCCGGATTAGTTTTCTTCGCGGACCCGGGAACGTAGCCCATCAGCGCCAGCATCAGGGCGTCCCGCCTCGCGCTTTTCCCCGCTCCATTCGGACCAAGAAGCAGGGTAAGCCTCCCAAGGGGCTGTTCAAAGGTCAGCCCCTTTATAGATTCACCTTTAATAGAGGTTATCATAGGCCTATGCCTCCATCAGCTCGGTTACTTTCTCCATGATCTTCTTCGCAGTATCAACCTCGTACTGATCTGCTTCGAGCTCTTTCAGCTCGAGAGCAAAACACGCCTTTGCAAATTCATCCGGCATACTCTTAATTACTGCCCGGAGCTGTTGAATGACCTTTTGATCTTCCTTTGGCCTGGCCTTCTTCTTTTCTTTGGGCTCTTGTGCGGCCCCTTCTTCCTTGTGCTCGCCTTCCGCACCAGCGGCATGAGCCGTTTCGTCAACCTCGCCGGCATTGACCGCTGCTATATCCGTTTCGTCCAAAGTATCCACTCCGGAAGTGAGCTCAATCTGCTTAAACTCCGATCTGTCACCGGAAACCATGGCGCTGATTTTTGTTTGGAGATTCTTGTAGGTCGTCGGGTCCCATTTAATGATGTTGCCGCTGGTAGGCCTCCATGCGATCACAGGAATATTCCATACGCCTGTTTTATCCGGAGCCTTTTGGAGCCCGCTTAAATGCTTTAAGGCGTTCCTGGCAGCGTGTGTTTGGGCGAGCTGCAGGGAGTTCTTAATCATCTGACTAATATCAGCGTACCAATCAAGAGCCTCATTGTGGCTGGCATTCACCCACAGGGAGCTTGCCTTATCAAATTCGTATTCAATCCAGGAGCCGTTCTCTTCCGGTGGGTTTGCTTTTTTGGCAAGGATTTTGAACGCCTGTTGATACTTCTTAGCCTTCGCTAAAAATTCAATGTTCCTTCGATTGTTAATATCGAAGATAACCGTACGGTCGGATACGATCGGCAGCCCCATGGCTGATAGACGGAAAGCTGCCGCCCGAATTGCCCAGCCGGTCCAATCGCCGTTTGCATCATGGAGCGCTGCGGGGTTTGCCATGGGCTTGCCATAGACCATGACCTCGACGGGGAAGATCACGCTGGCCGCTGCTTTCTCTGCCCACATTTCATAACCTTGGGCGGATACGATAATCACGCCTCCGGCTATCGGAAGATTCACCAATCCACCATTTACGAGGCTTAGTTGGCAGATCTGCTTGAATGCCCTGACTTCCCCTTCTTTGTCACGAAGGGCAAATACCTCGTCTGTGCCCAGGGCGAGTATGTTATTTTCGACTACCGCCAGTAGGAGCTTTGCTTCCTGGGGATAGTCCTTCTCGATTCTTTTCACCGCGTCCAGCGGTTTCAACTGTACCGCCGGAAGTTTTGTCGCTGCTGCTTCTTTCGTCATTTCCTATGACCTCCTTATAATAATAAAGTTATGGTTGTGATTCTTCTCCACTGCTTTCAACAGCATCAGGGCCAGCCTGGTTTTTCGGTAAAGCCGCTTCCGCCAATTCGAGTGAAGCCTGTTGATCTGCGCTGGACAAAGGCGCCGTACGGACGACGTGCACACCGAAGTCAGTTTCTAAATCTAACCGCGTTAAAGTTTTCGTCATGTTCCGAAAGTCCAATATCCACTCACAATCGACGTTCCGGTATTCGTAACCGCTGTTGATCTTCCGTGCCAGGAGTCCCAGGGCTGCCTCTCTTTTCTTTATATCGGCAGTAAGGTCGGCCATTACTTCTTTCTTCCGGTTTTCAAACTCCTGTAGATCCTGATACGTCCGCGCCTGTTCCTGGCTCATTTCAATGATCTCTTCCTGGCTAAATTTACAGGGAAGATACTCGACGCATTTCCGGTACTGGATTTGCGGGTCCGGTACCGCATCAACAATCTCGTCGTCCTTCATCGTTCTTCTCTTCCTCATTTGGCCATAAAACATCTTTGGCCTCTTCGTGGGCGGATGCCCGTTTATACAATCCGGCTTCGTAGGAAAGGCCGAGAGCCCTTTCCACGGCCGCCATGCCGACGACCTGTGCTTTGAATAGGTTACTCACTGCAAACTCCTTTCCATCCTTTCCGACAGGATTACGATGGCGCAGTTCCCCTTCCGCCCTTCACGTTCAACCCACCACTTACATTGCATCCCGGCGCAATAGCTGAAAACGAACGTGGACTTCTCGAGCGCTCCTGGCACCAGCGAGGCCATATTGAATATGAACGAAAGAGGACATAACAATTTATCTTCCGCCATAACTACCTTCCTTTCTTAAAATGTGCTCCGGCGCCGATCTCCTATCAACGCCGGAGGCACCTGCAAATATGATTGTCTGATCCGCTGCTTTTATCCTTCTCTCCCTCTCCCCTCTCCACAAAGCATAGTGGGCTTAATTGACCTTCAATATTCCGCAGGCGATCTGATTTCTTCGGCGCTCCCTCTCCTGATCGCCCGACCATTTCTTCCTGCCGGCGTAAAGGCTAAACCTGATCTTGCCGGAGCCTTTAGGTTTTGGCTCTGCTTTCCGTTGAAATCTAAACAGGGCTTTCAGATCATTTATGTCCATCTTCTTTTTCCTCTCTTTCCTTCGGACAATCCGCTGGTCTTTTGACATTGACCTGGGATGATGAAAGGCGCCGCGCATCTATGCCGCAGCAATCATCCATTGTTATTTTTTCACAAAGCAGACAGGGTAAATTTTCCAGTTCCATGATCTATTTCCTTCCGAATAAGATTAAAAACAGCGTCAATGCTACAATCACCAGGACCGCCAACATGCCCTGTCCGTAGATCGTTAAATATCTTGTGGCTCGTCGTCTGTTCATAAGTCCTCCTTTATATAACTGCCCCACAAAGCCGCCGGGCTGTGCCGCAAGGCAATAGCGGGGGCCGGAATCGAACCGACACATTCAAGGTTATGAGCCTTGCTGGGCACCACGCCTCCCCGCGATTAAAAGATCACTTTACCCTACCTCCCCACCGCCGCGATCTGAGCGCGTGAGGGTCGCTTTCGTCTTCCTTCCGCCGTGCCGTTTCCTTGTAGGGACAATCATAAAAGAGCGTCCAGAAACCAACATTGCAGATGAAAGCTGTAGAGAGCTGTTTTCGGGTCATATCGTTACCTCTTGCGAGGATGATGAACGTAAAAAATTCGGGCTTGCAAACTCACCAAATAGTTCTATTGCATGCAGGTCATAGGCGAGGGCCGCGCAGAATTGGCATGGGAAAACACCTATGATATGTGCTTTATAGTTTGATGTGATTTTAGATAACCAGACATCAGAAAAGCGCGACACACCTTTATAGTGGGACGACATTGGCCTCGTTGACTTCTTTTTGTTCTGTGCATTTTGCGTGTACGTTGCAAGGCGAAGATTGCCCCTTCTACAATCAAGGCCGTTGCCATTTTTGTGATCGACCACGAATCCCGCAGGAACGTCAAGAATGTGGCGATCCATCTTTCTGTCGGCAGACGTCATACCCGGTGCGCGGCTTGATCGAATCGCATACCACTTGCCTTGACTCTTTCTTTCCGTGGCAATCCACTTGAATTGATTTAGGCGCTCAAAATCCTCGTCGTCAACGATTGCGACCTTGCCTTTGTTTAGCTGTATTTCTTTCATGTGATCTCCGGATTTTTTGTTGCTATGGTGGGATAGTACACTAAGACATGTATCTTGTCAAGGATTATTTTACATCTTGACAGAATGCATCGTGTAGTGTATAATCCCACCCATGACTAAAATAGACCGGCTTCGCAAACACTGCATCCGGCTCATGGCCGAGAAGGGCTATGCCAAAAGGGGAGGGCAAAGCGTACTTGCTGAACGCATGAATATTAACCGCAACTCGCTGTCAATGGCACTCTCCGGCTATCGTTCCGGGCCAGGTGCGGAGCAAACGTTGAACAATTTAAAAAAAGAGCTCGCGCAGATTTAAATAAGAATAGGGAAGGGGCACAGAAACCCCCATGTAGCCCAGCCAGCACATGCTTTTTATGTCTCTTCCCTTTCATAACATATTTTTTCTGTTCTCTAAACATCTTTTTCGTAGGAGCCACCATGCACGACATCGACGACATCGACAAATGTACCGAAGTCTTTTCCCTAAAAATCCCCGAAGTTACAAAACTCAAACTCGACAAGTTGAGCCCTTCCATAAAAAAGAAACTAAGAGAAGAAATCCTTTATGCTATGGCCCGCGTTCTTCATGATGCTGACTTTGACCCTAATCTATATCTGAAGTCGGAATGACGCAAGGTATACAAGGTGATAAATGGTTTTTAAGGTAGACCCTTTGAAATTGCAGGGGTTTTCTGAGAAAGCGGTAAACGAATGAACCTCTTTACGATCACAGTACCAGGGAAGCCAATAGCAAAGAAGAGGCCGAGGTTCTTTCGGCGCGGGGAATTTGTCGGTACTTATAATGACCAGCGCACCGCGGAAAGCCGCTTCATGTGGGAGTGCCAGGCCCAGCTTATGAAGATCGGCTGGATTACGCCTATCGCTCGAGATCTGCCGGTCGAGCTCGTCTGTAAGTTCTATTTCGATTACCCGAAAAAAGAGCGCAATATTGATTGGTCGACGACGCGGTTTTACGCAAAGCGGCCGGATCTGGATAACCTGGTCAAGTTTATCAAGGACTGTTTTAACAGCTTCGTATGGCACGACGACGCCCAGGTGGTCCGGATTAGCGCCTTGAAATTCTACGGCCTGGTACCCAGGACGGAGATCTCGGTTGGAACGATGGAGAAGGAATGAAAGAAGAAGAATTACCCTTATTCAATCTGCCGACCAATATCGATATACCAACCTGTAATCGTAACGAGGCTTATCAGAGTATTCGGCCGGAGCTGGGCCGCCGCCAGGAACAAGTGCTGAATGTCATTAAAATGCACTCGCCTATCTCCAAAGGAGATAGTTAATGTTAACGGTTAGTTATTTCAGCTCCGGTGTTTCATCGGCAGTAGCCACGAAATTGGAAATAAATCAGATTGACCGGATATTTTACACCCATATTAACGATCAACACCCTGATACGATGCGCTTTGTGAAGGCTTGTGAGGCATGGTTCGGAAAGCCAGTGGAAATATGGCAATCTCCATATTTTAAAACCGTTGACGAAGTTTGCCGTTATCGAAAGTTCATTAAGGCCCCAAATGTCGGAGCACCTTGTACAACGGTCTTGAAAAGAGATGTGCGTAAGCGGTTTGAATACGAAAACACAGATAATTTGCGAGTGGTGTGGGGCTTTGACTGTAATGAAAAGAATCGTATCGTAAATATCAAGCAGCACATGCCTGAGCAGGAGCACATTTTCCCTCTGGTCGAACGGAATATCACCAAAGAAGAAGCTCATGAGATTCTGAACGCTAGTGGGATAAAACGCCCTGTCATGTATGATATGGGATATCACAACAATAATTGCATTGGCTGTGTTAAAAGTGGTGGGATGGGATATTTCAACCGAATAAAAATTGATTTTCCAGAAGTTTTTGCATCACGGGCAAAGCTGGAGCGTGATTTAGGGTTTTCGATTATCCCGGGAATTTACCTTGATGAACTAAAACCAGAGCAAGGTCGCCACGATCCGCCTATCACTGGGGATTGTGGGATTTTGTGCGAGGCAATGGCACTTTAGGCAGTTTTATACACTTCTTTTTCTTTTTAGGTTTTGGGCGATATGAGAGAACAACATCAACAATTTTATCGAGTTCGGGAGGGGTCTTTTTCATTCTGGAAGTGTATCAAGAGGCAGGTTCAATCGAGTTTACAAATTTAATTGCGGATAGGCCACCGGTGCCGATAAGGCCGGTTTCCCGACCGGCTTTCCGCTAAAATAATCGGGCAAAACTACGGGAGGTTTTATGATAAGCGGCAAAACCTATGCGGAGAAGCTGAAAGACCCACGATGGCAGAAGAAACGCCTGGAAATTTTCGAGCGTGATAAGTGGACGTGCCAGGCCTGTGGCGATACAACACAGACACTTAACGTACACCACCGTTTTTATAAAAGTGGCCTGGACCCCTGGGAGTATAACGAAGTTGACCTTGTAACCCTGTGTGATAATTGCCACGGGATTGAACGAGATCAGCGGGCAGAATGGGAGCAATCATTACTTTTGGAGCTTCGATACTCATGTTTTGTGGGGGATTTAGAAAAAATATGTTTTGCCCTGTGTGCAAAAGGAACCCTCGAATATTTATACAAGGCTGGCACAGAAATTATGCCGAAGGGGGGGGAATAGCATGGCAAGACCCGAGCGTAAAGACGTGGACTATTTTCCCTTCATTGTAAAGGACGGAAGAACCCTTTTTGTCCTGGAATCGAAGTATGAGCTGGCCGGCATAGGTTTCTTTACTAATCTGTTCCGGTTTCTCGCAAAGCAGCCGGACCATCATATATGTATTGGGGATGCCTCGGACCGCATGTATTTCTTTGCCAGGGTGAAATGTAAGGACGAAAATATGGGTATGGATATGCTCGACATGATGGCAACGACGGGCAAGATCGACGCCCCTTTATGGCGAGAAAAGAGGGTAATCGCAAGCGAGGATTTTCTTGATTCTATTAAGGATGCGTACAAAGACAGGAAAAATCCCATCATCACTATAAATGAAATACGGGCGCTTTATGCCAATAACCGAGCGGGTAATGCGGTTTCTGGTGGGGATAACGTGGCAATAACCGAGTTTCCTTCTCAAAAAGAGCCGGATAATACACATACTAAACTAAAGGATACTAAACTAAAGAAAAGCAAAGGGGAGGGATTACCCGAACGGGAAAAGAAAAAGACCGAAAAAGGAGAGTTTAATGCCTTCCTCACACAGTATGGAATAGTGATTGGAAAGATCATGCAAAAGATAACCAATCGGGTCCAGGTAAAGCATGCTACTAATTGGGCAGAAGGACACTTCCATGATGGAACAAATCGTGATGCGCTTTTACACACACTTGAAGCCGTCGTAAATTCAAAGAAGCCAATCATAAACATGTATAAGTACCTGGACGATATTCTATCGAAAGAGAATGGCAATTACAACGAACGCGAATACCAGGAAGAGCATAAAGACGATAAAGGCAGCCCCGAGGAAGATAAGAAGGCACTCGAAAGCCTGGGTAGTGTTTTGAAAGGCATTATACCGGCAGAGAACCATGACGTCACAATAAAAGCACAGTGTGGTAAGTGTAATAAATTCTATGACCATACCCTTGTTGAAAACGGCGTATGCTGTTTTTGTAATCCAGGCATCATAACAATGAAGTGCCCTCAATGCACCAGGACCGTCGGTAAGAACATTCTTAACCAGGACACAGGACTTTGTATTCACTGCGAGCCAAGAGCGACACATGGCAGAATTTAGAGAATCACAGGAGCTTTTAGAGATAGCTCAAAAACTTATAGAACGTATCGACAGGGTAGGGCATATCAATGTCAAAGAAATACTCTTTCTCGACGAACTTGAACTCACGCCAAAAGCTCTCGCACGTTGCTACAGCTTACAAGATCTACCCATCCAATTCTTTACCGACAAAAAATACTGCATTGTTGTTTATCGAGCGAATATTGATTACCTTTCCAAACCGCAACTTGTTATTTTGGTATTACATGAACTGATGCACATTCCACTATTAGGCCAAAAGACCATAGATCACGACGTTAAAGACTTCGCAGCGCTCTTAAATCTTAACTGGAATTGGACAAAACGAGGCGCAGAAGTGCCGGATATACTCGAAATAGGCTCTACGAGCGAGTTTGACGAAAATTCGCCGCTCGAGGATTGACGAGGATGAGAAAAAAGATATGGCCATGAGCATTGATACGGCAGAAATCGTAGAAAAAACAGATACGCACGAAGCCACAACGTACAGACCAAATCCAGCGGGGCGAAAGCTCCTGGAAGTTCTTTTGAATCCGGAGCATAGGTTCAAACCGGTAACTGAGATCTGTGTACTGGCAAAAATAAACAGAAGAACTTACTACCGCTTGGCGCATGATAAAAAATTTATGTGCCATTACAAAAGCGAGAGCCAGCGTTTTGTTCGTATGAGCCAGGGGCCCATGGTAAGCGCCCTGGTGAAATCCGCGGTCCGAGGAAATCCCCAAAATCTTAAAACAGCTTTAGCTATGGCCGATCTCTACAAAGAGAAGATGGGCATGGTCCTTAATCCGGATGCGAATGGAAACCCGCAGCCGGTCCAGTTGAAAAGCGACATGGAGCTGGCCGTGAAGTTTGCACGGGCCGCGCATCTATTGTTAAGTAATCCCCAGGTGGCAAAACTCATACAGGATAAACTTAATGCAAACACAAATGCTGGGAACGGAATCGATAGCGGAGATAACGCGATTGATCTCGTACCTGACGCCACAGACAAAGATTGAGCTTCACCAGGTCCTCGACGATATAGTGCCGGATTGGGGCCCGCTGCCTGGCCAGCAAAGCCTCGCGTATGAAAGCGCGGCCGATATTCTTTACTATGGCGGGGCTGCCGGCGGCGCTAAATCAGATCTGCTCCTGGGCCTGGGCCTTACGAAACATACGCTTTCAGTTATCTACCGGCGTGAATCTACACAGCTCGAAGGGCTCACGCAGCGGCTTATCTACGACATGCTCAACTCGAAAAAGGGCTGGAATGATACCAAGCATACACTTCGTCGCGGCGGCCGGCTGATACAATTCGGCTCTTGCAAGGATGCAGGTGACGAGATTGCTTACCAGGGCCGCCCGTACGATCTTGTAGGCTTTGATGAAATTACACATTTCCTCTATAGCCAATTCCGCTTCCTCATCGGCTGGAACCGTACGACGAAACCAGGGCAGCGCTGCCGCGTGGTATGCACCGGTAACCCGCCGACGGCCGCAGAAGGTCGATGGGTTATTGAGTTTTGGGCGCCATGGTTGGACCCGCAGCATCCAAACCCCGCCGCACCTGGCGAGCTCCGGTGGTTTTCAACGATCGACGGTAAGGACCAGGAAGTTGAGGACAGTACGCCGTTTGATCATAACGGCGAGCTCATAACCCCAAAATCCCGTACATTCATTCCTTCCAAAGTAACCGACAATCCTTTCTTGATGGCCACCGGCTACATGTCACAGCTCCAGGCGCTTCCGGAACCATTGAGATCTCAAATGCTCCGCGGCGATTTCCAGGCCGGCGTATCCGACGACGTTTGGCAGATCATCCCGACGTCATGGGTAGAAGAGGCCATGAAACGCTGGACGCCCGACGGTAAGAAGGGTTACATGACGTCTGCCGGTGTTGATGTGGCCAGGGGCGGCAGTGCCAACACGGTAATTGCTACGCGGTATGGCACCTGGTATCCCGAGCTCAAGAAGTTTCCTGGGTCCGAAACTCCTAACGGGGCAATCACGGCCGGCTTGATCATATCGGTTGTGCAAGACGGCGCTCCGGTCCATATCGATGTTATCGGCGTCGGCGGTTCTCCATACGATCACCTGGTATCGAACAACGTCCAGGCAATCCCTATTAACAGTGCATCGAACGAAAACCTGGAAGGGCAGAAAGACAAAGCCTCGGACCGGCTGTCCTTCCGGAACTGGCGCTCGCTTATGTGGTGGCGGTTTCGAGAAGCCCTTGACCCTCTCTTCAATGCGAACCTGGACCCCAGGCATAAAGACTATCAACCACCGGTCGCGCTGCCGCCGGACCCGAAACTCAAAGCAGATCTGTGTGCTCCCAGGTGGAAGTTGACGTCAAGCGGCATCCTGGTTGAGCCGAAGGTCGATATTGAAAAACGCCTGGGCCGATCGGTTGATGATGGCGACGCGGTGATCATGGCATGGATAGATACGCCGAAGGTTGCGCCGAAGCATGTCGGCTCGAATTGGCGGGCTCACAAACCGAAGGGCTCCTGGAGGTCGGGATGAAAGCTGACGCGACATGCAAATACTGTGGCGCGAAGCTCTAGCTGGGGAAGAGCAAGGACATTACCCCGAACTTGAGGGCGAGTGCGATCTGCATATTCGAGCGCGGCCATGCTGCATGTAAAGATGGTGTGGTCCGGTGGCCGAAGGCGCTGACAGACGAAGAGGCCATGGAAGTATTTTCAGAAGCGGATGGAGGTTGAATAATAACCGGTATAGCAAAAGTCAAAAAGGAGGACTGAGAATGGAGAAAGCATTATTTGTGATAGGTGCGTTGTTGGTAATCGCGGTGATCTGTTATTTCATTTGGCGAAACAATCCAAAGACGGTAGCCGAGGGGAAGGCCGTAGCGGCAGATGTAGGGGATGCGGCGGCCAAAGTGGCCGAGGACGTTAAAGCCGGCGTGGCCGATTTGAAGAAGTAGGAATCCAGGAGGGGGGAGGGGGTCAAGCCATGAGCATCTACTACTTCCAGCTCGGCGGTTTGCGCCGCGAGTTCCATAAGGATACCGTGAAGTTTGGGTTTAAGCCGGAGGCAGCCCATGAAGACTAACAAAGACTATTCGACGAACAGGGTCCTCGAATGGTGCTACGCCGTGTGGGTGGTCATAATGTTGTTGTTGTCATGGTTAATAACGAAAACGTGAAGGAGGGAATTGCTTTATGTTGTATCAATTAGGCGGTTTAAGCCGAGAGTACCATCACATAGCCGACCGTAACAAGGTGCCCGTAGTCTACGAGCCGACAATGGTGATTCTCAATGAGCGCATGAAAGGCCGCAGTTTCCATATACCACAGGAAGCCATGTGGAAATACATCGAGCCGAAGGATAACCAAGATGCAATCGACGCCGACCAGCGCGATTTCAACGAAATAATAAAGGCGATCAATGAGCGCTTCATCAACCTACGGGTCCGGAAGAAGATCACTCCGAAGAGTAACGCCCTGGCATGGGATGAGATAGGCCTGGAAACGTGGCAACTACAGATAGCCATGCGGGCCGCGGACTTCGCCATGAAGTCAGCCATGCGAAACAAGATGCTCCTGTGCCTGGTGTTTAACCTGTCCCTCTGTTTGCAGATATTCGAGATCACGGTTTCCGGTGATTCCATGGCCCAGCTCTTAATGTTCATCCAGGACGGACTTGACGAGCTAAAGAACATGGCGCCGCTGGAACCGGAGAAGGGCCAGGTAGCCGGCGAGGCCACGATGTACGAAGGCACTACGAAGATCGGCACCAGCGAGGTTAGGATTACGGATACTGAACTGATTACCGAGCACAGCGAAACGGAGGGGAGTGCGTGACGGAAGAGGAGTTTATCTATAACTTTATTATCCCTATACTCGTGGTGTGGTGGATGCTATGGGAATGTTTTGAGCTATGACAAAAAATCTTGCGCCGGAAGGCCGCGAAATGCTTAATGGTTTGACTTTCGTTTTGGGCCGTCAAAAAAATTCTATTGACATTCATACCCGAGCTGGTGTAGAGCATGTCCAAATAGAACCTTGTTTTACCGGTCAGATCGTTTTACATTTCAACGAAGGCGGTTTTGCCGGAGCTGAAAAAAATGTGAAGATGAAATTGAAGTAACACAGTCCAGGACAACGGAAAGCTCTCCCGCCGAGTAAGCGCCGTTCCTGTTTTTGTGGCTTATGCCACGACAGGAGCGGTTTTTTTATGGCCTCTACTCTCGATAATGTAAAAACCCAACGGACCGGAATCGCCCAGGGCGAACGCAAAAAAGAGATCGAAGGCATTGAGGTTTGGGAGAAGAAAGATAACCCACTGGACCAGGACGAGGCCCAGGAGCGGTTACGAAAGCTCATGCAGTGGCGGCGCCAGGCCAGGATAGCACAGGCCGACAACCGCACGGAAATGGCTACCGACGAGGATTTCTACGACGGTATCCAATACACGCCCGAAGATCTCAACATCTTACTTAACCGCAACCAGGCCCCCCTTGTCTATAACGTCACAAAGAACACAATCAACTGGCTGCTCGGCACCGAGCGCAAATCCCGCATAGACTACCGCATACTGCCCCGAAAGAAGAAGGGCGCTCAATCCGCGAAGATCAAGACGAAGATGTTTAAGTACATCAACGACGTCAATAAGGGCGAGTATATGCGGTCCCTTGCCTTTGAGGATTGCGTCAAGGCCGGCCTGGGATGGATAGAAGTGGGAGCCCGTAACGTGAAATGGGATGAGCCCATATTCATCCGGCGTGAAACCTGGCGTAATATTTGGTTTGACCACCTATGCCGCGAGCCGGACGGCCGCGATCAGCGATTCCTCTTCCGCGAAAAGTGGGTTGACCTGGACGTGGCCATTGGTCTGTTTCCCGAGCGTGGCGAACGCATAAAGGTCCAGGCCGAATCAGTCAATAGTATGTATCCGTATCTTCCCGACGACGTGGTTATCACCGATTATGCGTCGGAGTTTGATATGGAAAGTGATCTTTCTATCTTCTACGGCGGGCCCTGGGATGGCGCGCGGCAGCGGGTAAAGCTGATCGAGGGCTGGTACCGGATGCCGCAGCGAGTGAAGATCATGCAGATGCGTGACGAGGACACGCCCTACGGGGCCCTGGACGGCGCAATCTACCGGCCGGAGTGGGAAGAGCACAAATACCTGGTCGAAGGTAAATACTTCACGACGTACGAAACATTGAAGATGGTTATACGTCATGCCATTTGGGTAGGCAAGACGTTCTTACAAGATAGCCTCAGCCCCTATAATCACGACCGATTCCCCTTTATTCCTTTCTTCTGTTACCGCCGCCAGCGCGACGGCATGCCCTACGGCGTCATTCGGGATATACGCGACCCGCAAGACGATCTGAACAAGAGGCGCAGTAGGTCACTGTTCTTGCTGACGGCAAAGCAAGTTATCGCCGAGAAAGGCGCGGTTGATAATAAGAACGAGGCATCCGAAGAGCTGCATAGGCCCGACGGATGGGTGGACACTAACCCTGGTAAGAAGTTTGAGGTTATTACCCAGGAACAGTTAGCCAAGGAACATGTCGAGCTGGCCCGTGACGACGAGCGATTCATTCAGAATATCGCTGCCGGCACTACCGAAGAGAACCTGGGCCATGAAACCAATGCAATATCCGGCAAGGCAATCCAGGCCCGCGAATCCCAGGGGCTTACGACTTCCGGCGTGGTGTTTGACAATTACTACTTCGGCTTCCAGCTCGAGGGAGAGGTCCTTAACTCGCTGATCGAGCAATTCAAAGACAAACAGGAAGAGTTCCGCGTAACCGGCGACGAATCGAAGGATGAGTTTGTCGAGGCAAATAAGTGGAATCCGGAAACGAGAACATTTGAGAACAGCATCACGGAATCAAAGGCTGATTTCTATATCGGCAAACAGGACTTCCGCGAAACTATCCGGCTCGCGCAGATGGATAAGCTGAGTGAAATGATAATGAACTTGAGTAAGGCTATGCCGGAAGTAGCTATCAAATTACTCGACCTGGTTGTGGACTTCATGGACGACTTCGAGCATCAAGACGAAATGGTTGCCCGTATCCGCGACATTAACAAGATGCACGCTCCGGAAGATGAAATGACCAAAGAGGAACGCGAGGCCTTGAAGCAACAGAAAGAAAAAGCCCAGGCAGAGCAAGAGGCCATAAAACAGATGCAAACGGCCCTGGCCCAGCTCAACCTACAGATGGCTCAGGCTAAAGTGGACGCCGAACAGGCGAAGGCATTTAAGACAAAGATCGATGCCGTGGAAAAGAAGCTCGACGGCTTCTTGAAGGCTGTGGAAACAGCGACGGCACTTTTGGCCAATCCCGCGGCGGTTGCGGCTGCCGACAAGCTGATTAAAGAAGCAGAAGCCTCGCCAGGAGGCGGGGATAATAAAAAAGAGGAGGTACAACAGTAGTGGCGATTTCCCTTATAAATTCTACAGGAGAGGAATTGAAGCTGCCCACGAAGGCGGCGAGGGAGTTCTTTAGCTGCCCGAAAGGCATTAACAAGGTCATGTGTCTGCCGTGCTCTGACAAGATTGAACCCCAGGGCGAAGCGGCCATGACGAAAATCTATGAGATCAAGAACATTAAACGGAAGAAGAAAATGGCGGGCACGGTGGTAATCCGGATGGGCGGGGTGGGCGATCTGCTTATGCTGTCCTCGGGATTGCGTGAACTGAAACGGCGTGGCGAGCTGCTTACGCTGGCAACGATACCGGAGAACATGGCTTTTCTAAAGGCCCTGGACATAGGCAACGTGATCTCGATTGAAGATCTCGGCCGGTACGAGTTTGAACGGGTTAGAGATCTGCGGTTTGCGGTTGAGCCTAAAGAAATGGGCTCTATCTGCAAATCTGATTGGGCTACCTACACGACGAAGGACCGCTCGGATGCCTTCGACGAACTGTTAGGAGTAGCCCCTGCACGGAAACGGTTTTTGATTCCAAAGGTAACCGTACCGCCGACGCTATTGAAAGAGATATATCCCTACGAGAAGGGCGGTTTTATCCTGGTGAACGGCTCCATGGGAGCCTCGGCACGGGCGATAATCATAAAATATCTTGTGCCGCTTTGTAAAAAGCTGGTGAAGCTGACCGGCGGCATGCCTGTGGTCTTAATGGGAACCTCGCAGAACTGGAACCATGAGGTAGTAAAGAATATCAGCGTACCAGGCGTCGTCAATGTCATTGACAAGACAAACACGGAGGAAATGATCGCGCTTTGCTCCCTGGCCAGCCTGGTGATTACGCCGGATACCGGCACTCTTCATATTGCCGCGGCACTCAAGAAGAAAACGCTGGCCCTATTCGGGAACATAAACCCGAGGACCCGCATATCGTATTACTCGACGGTCCATGCGCTTTATCCCCAGGGCGAGCTCCATTGTATTCCATGCTGGGATACGCACCCGTGCATAAGCAAAGCTGGCGAGCAGACAAAGTGTATGAAACTTTTAACACCGGACCGCGTGGTGAACGCGGCAAAGGAAGTAGGAGGATTCTAACCATGCAAGAAAACATATTCGACATACCGAGCACGACTACGCGGATAGAGTGTTACGTTCTTTTTGAACTGGCATCGAAACTATTACCAGGGAGTACCCTGGTCGAGATCGGCACCGGCGCCGGCCGCGTGACGGCAGTGTTGGCCGATGCAGTAGCCGGCAAGGGCTCTATACTTTATACGGTTGATAACTACTCGCAAAACGAGAAGTACGAAAGTTACGGCAACTGGAACCTGGACAATACGAAAAGATGGATGGCAAAGCTCAATGTCGGCGGGCATGTCCAGTATATCCAGGCCGATAGCGTAACCACCGGAAAGACGTTTGAGCATCCGGTTGACTTCCTTTACCTGGACGGAGCGCACCGGTACAAAGACGTATGTGCCGATATTGCCGCCTGGTATCCGCGGGTAAAGAACGGCGGGATTATCGCCGGCCATGATTTTGATTTCAACTGCGACGACGGCCGCAACGTGATTAAGGCAGTGTTTGACAAGCTGGTGAAGTTTCCGGACAAGGCCATGACCGTACGCGAAAGGGTATGGTGGATGGAGAAATGAATTGTCCAAGAAGAAGCGAAGCGCCCTATCAAATTACAGAGCCACCCGATAGCTGGGATAACCAGGACGGAACATGCTCTTATTGTGGGAGTATCTCACCGGCAGAAATGTTTAGGCGAGTAGAGGCTGGGGTGAAAGTAGAACCGACTGATAAAAATTACAAAATCTATATCGGTCAAAACAAGTTTTACCTACAGCATTTGACGGTCGAAGAACGTCACAAGTTTATAAAGCTGTATAACGACAAGGTAATGCAAATGGCCTATCCAGGATACTTTTATCGCCTTCCTTTCTTTATGAAGGTCATAAAGAAGGAGGACGCATGAACATAGCCGTCTGCATGTGTTTGAAATCTTCCGAAGGCATCGAGGCCTACTATGTCGATATGGCCCTCAAGAGCCTTCTGCCCTATGTCAGCGTCGTATATGTCCAGGACCAGGGATGCACGGATGATACGATCGAGATTATTAAAGTGACCGTAGGCGATAAGATTCCCCTGGTGATCGAGCAAGAGTTTAATCCGCTGCCGCGTTTCAGCATGGGCTACAACGAGCCAAAGTACCGGAATAAGGCGATCGAACGCTGCGAGGAAGTGTTTAGTCCGGAGTGGATATTGCAGTGCGACGCCGACGATATATTCACGCCGCACCTGTTTGAAACGATACTGGCGACGGACCTTACAGGCATTAACGGTTTTTTCTATGCTTCGGACCGCTTCATCACGCCGGAGTATAAGAGCGGTTGGCGCGGAGATCTCATCGAGTACGGCGGGCGCATGTGGGTTGACCCTCATTACAAGTTTTGGCGGGCAAGCTGCCGCGTGAGGTATCCGGACCGCGAGGGCGGGCAGTTCCATAACGTGCCGACAAATGACCCCTCGCCGCTGCTTTGCGTCGATGGCATCTGTAATATACATCTGCATAGAATGTTTGGCCCGAAGTCCTGGAACTTTTGGAGAAGCGACGGCGACGTGTTCGAGGAAAAGACGCCGTTCAATCCCCGTACACAGGCCCCTAAATGGTTTTCGAGCCCGCAGAATATGGGAAGCGCGGTCAAGGTAGATTATCCCTGGCCGGACTTCATACTGAACAAATGGAAGGAATGGGCCACCTATGACTAAATACGCGACCGCAGTTATACCCTATTGTCATACGCCGGTATGGATACAGATTTGCGTGGCGGCTTTCAAGGAGTTCAAGAACGACCGAGATCTCGAGATCATGGTCATTGATAACTGTACCTACGGCCGCGGCGAAACCATAAAGGCAATAACTGAAACAGCGCTCGGTGAAGGCGTGAAGGTAATACCCCAGGGGAAGCAAGTCACCGATGGCCGGTATTATACTTCCCATGCCTCGGCCATTGATTACGCTGTCCAGTTTATCGAAACGCCGTACATGTTTGCGACGGAATCCGATGTTACGCCGGTCCGTGACGGCTGGCTCGATTGGTATGCGTCATTCGTCCAGGACGAAGGCACGGCCATGGTGGGCTGGTACTGGCCCGAAAGGCATTATATCAATCCGAGCTGGACGCTTCTCAATATGCGGATACTCCGGATGATAGCCGAGGAAATCCGGAATAACAGGGAAACCGTCTTTGTGAAAGGCGAGGGATACAGGGAACGCTTTAATCAAGAGCATTGGAAAGATCTGATAGAGCAAGGCATGTTTGGTCCGTTCAGCGAAATGCGTGGCTTTACCAACGGCCTGGATATTCCAGGCGGGATTAACCATCAAGTGCCGGCCTATGGCCATGACACGGGGAGCTGGCTCTATTACCGGCTTTCCAATCAGTATGAATGTGCCAGGGTGCCAGGTGGTACGGTATTGATACCGGATTGGCAAGCGATCGGGGCCCCGCCGCAAGATTACCAGTTCGTCGGACCGTCAGAGGCCGAAGCGTACTTGAAACATCATTGTGCCGGCACGGTATCTCACAACTTCGAGAAACAGCTTATCATTACTGAATGGGAAGCCCTTTGCCTCGAGTGGTGGATGAAAAGAGAGTACCGGCTATGGGAAGAGATTGTACCGGAGTTCGTAAGAAAAGAATCGATAGCGAAGGGCCTTATCCCGAAACTTGAAGATCAGATGGCCCAGGCAAACAGAAGCGTTCATATTCTACGGCCTGGCGATAAGGTGCGGGCCTACCATTACGAAATGTGCGAATCGATACGCGGCCAGGTTGAAGAATACAAGATACCTGGTACCGGCCTGGATGGTGAGATCGTCGGCTGGAACGGTGACCTGGGCGGCTTTGTCGTAAGGTTTGAAAACGGGAAACCGCCGAACGATGAGGAAACGAAGAAAGCGCGGTGCTTACACTTTGGTCATGCTCCCGAGTATTTCCGGCTGCATGAGATAGACGGCCAATGGTACGCGGTGTTTCACCCGCACATGCTGGTAAAGAGGAAGTGACATGGCATTAAGCTCGGCAGAGGGTAAGGACCTCTTTGTTGATTGGATAAAGAACTTTGCGACCCTTTATAAATATACGAGGTACCTTGACATAGGCTGCGGCGCCGGCCTTTACGGGATACTCATACGGCAGATTACCACGCCGGAGTTCCTACGGCAATTCACGACAAGCGCCTGGTGGGGCGAAGTTCCGGAGATTATTGTCGATGCTGTTGAGGTATTTCCCGAGTATATCAAACGGTATGGCATAGACAAGATATACAACAACATAACCGTCGCGGATATTCGGCAGATCTACCAGGACATTAAAAACTACGACGTCATAATCATGGGTGACGTGCTCGAGCACATGACGAAGGAAGAAGCGATCGAGGTTGTTAATGCACTTAAAACGAAGTGCTGTTTTATATGGGCGGCGCTTCCCATGGAGTTTGAAGGCAAAAGATGGTCACACGGCTATCTCCAGCTTCCGGAAGAGTGGGAGGAAAACCCGTACGGAAAGCACTTGCACGATTGGACAGTTAATGAATTGAAGGAAGCATTTAACCCGCTTTGGATTGTGCCGTTTATTCAAACGGGCACGATGCTTATAGAAGGCGAGATAGTGCCCGATATTTGGCAGATTGTGGCGCATGCAAAAATAGCTGATGCAACCAGGAGGGCGAATGAAGCCAAGCAAAGTGCCGGATGAGAGAGTATTCGAGCGATTCATGTCGGACGACCTGGTGACCAGGTATGATTCCTCGGCCATGTTTGGCCCGAGCTCATGCGAGGTCCACAGGCACATGTGGTACGAGTTCAAGGGCGAAAAGAGGCATGGCGGGGAAAACAGGACAATAGGGCTCGGATGGCTATTGTACGGATTTGTGCGGGCGATCAGGCCGAAGGTGATTGTCGAAGTGGGCTGCGCCGGCTCTACCATCTGCATGCTGTGGGGATTGAAACACAACACCTATTATCCGGAGCCCGAGGGGCATCTATACGGGATAGATAATTTTTGGTGGGGCGACCCGATGGAACGGGATGGCAAGGTTGCCACGCTTCCTTATTTCCATTTCATAGATGAGCTCAAAGAGCTCGGTTTGGAAGATCTCATTACCTTCTATCACGATAGCAGCCAGGTTATCGGGCCTACCTGGGATAAGCCTATTGATATGCTCATGGTTGACGGCGACCACGCGAAGGAAGCGGTATTAGCGGATTGGCAGAATTTCTCAAAATGGATAGTACCAGGCGGTTATGCCTTCTTCCATGATCTGATTGCGATACCTAATCAGATCGGCTACCCGCTGGAAGAGATTGTAGGGCCGGACTTCACCTTCATGTGCGAGCCGGACCACTTGAGCCTGGGCATCATGCAAAAGAAATTTACCGTCAATTACGATGCGGTCATAGACACAAGGTTCAGATCAAGGCTCGAGGATAAAAACGAAACATGTATTACGCTGATGAACGCCAGGGATTCCGGCGTCGTCGCGCCGTACAACGGCCGTTATTTCCCGCGACCCGATAAGTGGAATGAAGTGGTAAACCGGTGGGCTGATGAGGGCAAGATCACCGAGGAAGATAGGAAAGATTGGATTGATGGGAGCTTCTAATGTTTGAGATTGGCGAAGATGTAACGATTGAGCCAGGGGCCATTGTAAACGTGAAGGAAGGGCGTATCGGTGACCGGTCCATAATCCGGTCCGGAGCCCGCATAGAAGGATACAGGGTGGTCCTGGGCACGGAATCATATCTCGATCACGGCGCCTGGATAGGCGGCGGGTCCTGTTTTGACGAGTGCGCTTTCCTCAATGCCGGATGCTGGCTGCACCTGGGATGGAACGGGCAGATCAATATTGCCAGGGGAGTTACGATCGGTGACGAAGTGGGCCTGGGTATCGAAACAAAGATATTCACTCACGGCGCTTATCTTCCTATCGACTACGGATTTCCGGCACAGTGGGCGCCGGTGAAAATAGGCAGCCGCGTATGGTTGCCGAGCGCATGGGTTAATCCAGGCGTGACGATCGGGGATAACGTGGTTGTGGGTGCACGGTCCTTAATCAACCGAGATTTACCGGCCGGCTGCTTTGCAGCGGGTATTCCGGTCAAGATAATTGAAGAGGATAAATACCCTGTTGCCGCTGATTTTGCCGCAATAACGTGGAGAGCTGGTGAAACTGTTTTTGATGTTTTAAGAAGAACGATCGACGGGCCCGTGACGGAAGAAAGCGAAAAGATGAAAAACCAGTTTCGACGTAACGGGATAAGATTCAAGTATTACGCAAAAGATGGGGAGTATGTACCGTGGAAAGAGTGCTCGCAATCGGCAGCCACATCGACGACATTGAGATCGGCTGCGGAGGCTCGTTGCTGAAACACCGTGACGCCGGCGATAATATGTTGCTGGCAATCTTGAAGGCTGATGAAGAGATTACAGCGCGGGCGAGCGTAAGAAAAGGGGAGCAACGGGCTTCTCAAATTATGCTGAAAGCGGAAATGCGGCTGTTTAACCATACGGACGATATTGAAAGTTTAGTCAAGGAGCTTGATGATTATAAACCTACAGTCCTCTATTTTCCATTCGAGAAGGATTATCACCAGGACCATCATAGGGCCTCGACGGTAGGCTTTGCGGTATCCCGCAGAGTAGAGATAACAGTCTTGAAATATTTGGTAACTACTTCGCACTCGTTTTATCCGAATTACTTGAGGGTTATCGATATTGAAGAGAAGAAAAAACTGGTTTCAGTGTTTGCGTCACAGATGGTACGCCGGCCGAAGTTTATGGAGATCATGGTAGCACAGAATAAATTTTTCGGCTCGCTTATACCTGGTGATGGCCATTATGCTGAAGGGTTTGTGCTACATCGCCTTGTTCAGTGGTGACTTATGAGAAAAGCGACCCCGACTTCTTCCTTTAGACTTGGCATCTTTATTATTGGTTTCCTGTGTTCCCAAAAACAGGTGAGCGGGATTAACGCAGGGCGGGTTATCGCATTTATGAAGAATGAGCATTTCTTTTGGTATGGGGCCATGGTGAAGTTCATACGATATGCGGTGGGCCAACAGATTATGTCCAGGAACCCGAAGGCGCCCGTATCCATAAATATCCTTACCACCTTTCCACAGCCAACAAGAATTGGTTTTATCAACTTTTTGCCAAAACTTTTCATCTATGGATTTTGTTTTTGCACAAGTTCTACTGCAATTCACCCTCTCGCCCCTGGCGATTTCGTGAGGCAGCGCATAATGAATTTTTTTACACACAGGACAAATTACTTCACATTGTGCTGGGGAGGTACGCATTAACATGAGGCTGCTCCTTTTGCATTTTATTATATCCTATCATAAGGATTTTAATTACACAGGCGGTATTAAGGAGAATACCACTAACCTAAACAAGGGAGGTAACGGATATGACAGCGGGAACCATAGCAGTATTACGAATGTTGAATGAAGAGGTTTTGGGCGTTATCAGTGACACGCTCGGCAATCTCTACATGGGAACCAACCAGGGGAATGTTTATAAATATGCAATCGCATCGGCAACTTTAACGAAGCTGTGCAACATCGGAGGTAATGTCATAGACCTGACACTATATGGCAATTACCTCTATCTCGGCAGCCCCGGCGGTAAGTTGCTGACCGTTACGATTTCGTAGGAAGGTGCCCTATGAGAATCACGGGAGAGAAAAAGAAAAAAAAGCGGAAGAGTGTTTTGAGTGCTCCTTACAGCGAAGAGGATTGGCAAGCCAGGGCCGATGCCGAGGCCATAGCGCGAGCGGAAGCCGTGAAGGCTGACCCCGAGCGCATGAAACGAGCGAAGGCATGGGCGGCCAGGGAGCTTGAACGGAATAAAACGAATCAGGCCGAGGCTGCGAAGCTGGTTGAATTAGGTACGAGTTAAATACGTTAAAATCAGGGTTTGCTTGAAGATCGGCCGGTCTGAGAGCGACGAATAGAAAGACGAAGGGCGGCAAGTAGGTGCCTACTCATCTACTACCGCCCTTTTTCTTTGCCCTGATCATCAACGAAATAAGGAGGTCATAGGAAATGGCAGAGGAAATTAAGGAAGTTCCCGATGTTTTAGTGGACCAGGAAGTTACCCTGGAGAATTGGAAGATCCTTGCCGAAGCCGGCTACACTGCCGACGAATTGAAGGACCTGTCGAAAGATGAGCTCGAAGGTATCCTGGATTCGGCCAGGGGCGGTGACGACGAAAAGACAGAGCTTACTCCGGAGCAACTTGCCGCGATCGCAGCGGGTGAGGAAACGGAAGAGGCTAAGGCCTTACGGCTGAAAGCGGAAAAGGAAGCGGCCGACGCTAAAGCCCTCGAGGACGAGGCAAAGGCAAAGGGCATAACCGTCGAACAGCTAAAGACCGAGAAGGCTGCGGCGGTTGTGGCTGTGGAGGTTACGCCGGCCCCAGCTCCGGCGGGCCAGCTCACGGATGATGATTTGCTCGACTTTGAGCCGGTAATTTCAGCATCCGAGATCGTGGTTGAATATAAACCGCCGGCTGAACTCCAGGCAAAGCTCGATGATCTCGAGGCTAAATTGGATACCGGCGAGATTCAACGAGCGGATTACAACAAACAGCGCGACGAAATCAGGGATACGATAACGGACCAGCGCCAGGCGGCCCGTGACGCAGCCCGTGAAGATCTCGTATGGAGGAAGGAGCAACAATACTTTCTCAATGCCAGGACGGAATACCTCGGAGATAAAAAGGCCGATGGCAAATTCGTTCATAACTTGAAGAGCAAGACCCTCATGGGTGCATTAAGGGAAG